GAATTGATAGCTAATGGTATTTGGTCTATGCCCGCAATGGAATGGCCGGGGATAGGAATAAACGCAAGTGGTGATTCCGGCAATGTTTTAGGGGATATCCAATTTTCCACAACAGGTCACGCATCTGGTGATTCTTATACAGTCATAATGGAATTGAAGAAACAATCGGGTTATGATATTCCAGCATACGAACAAAATAATATACTTGGTTATCCGGTTGATTACTTACTAGGAAATTTCACATAATAGGAGAGATATGAAACTTATATGCGAACAATTAGAGGATGTAGAATTTATATGTGAAACTTCCAAAGCAGGGAAGAAGAATTATTTTATTGAAGGCGTATTCATGCAGGCCAATGTAAAGAACAGAAATGGCCGAGTTTATCCAAAAGAAATTCTGCAAAAAGAAACAAAAAGGTACGAGCAAAATTATATCAAACAAAACAGAGCATTTGGTGAACTTGGCCATCCTGACGGACCAACCGTTAATCTCGAAAGAGTATCACACATGATACAGGAACTTAACGAGGATGGAGACAATTTCGTAGGTCGTGCGAAGATTATGGATACACCTTATGGTAAAATTGTACAGAATTTAATAGATGAAGGTGCTCGTTTAGGCGTTTCATCTAGGGGAATGGGTTCATTAAAACCCATGGGCCGCAACGTTCAACAAGTTCAAGATGATTTTTATCTTGCAACTGCGGCAGATATTGTTGCTGATCCTTCCGCTCCAGCAGCATTTGTTAATGGTATTATGGAAGGAAAAGAATGGGTATGGGATAACGGAATTCTCGATGAACGAGTAGTTGCCCGAATCGAAAAAGAGATGAAAATTACTAATCAAAAGCAATTAGATGAAGTTCAACTAAAAGCTTTTGAAAGTTTTATGTCAAGCTTATAAAATTACTAAATAATAACAGTAAATACTAATTTAAATTAGATATAGGAGATTTAAATGTCTGAAGAAATTTTGGCTCAAGAGTCTGAAGAAACCGCAGAGGAAGAAATTATTGAATCCTCAGAACAAGATTCTTTAGATGATTTAATAGAAGAAACTGAAGAAGTGGAAGAGGGTAAAACCCCAGAAGCCTCTGTTAAAAAAGAAGAAGATGAAGATTCTGAAGAAGAGGAAGAAGAAGTGAAAAAAGAAGCAGTAAGCGTTCCAAAAACTAAGAATCAAATGTTGAAAAACATTTATGATCAAATTAATGGAATGTTAAAAGGTGATTTAGCTACCAAGTATGAAGATATCATGGCTGCTACTGATCTTTCAATAGTTAAAGAAGAAGAAGAAGAAAAAGAAGAAAAAGTTCGTACTAAAGCAGCAGTAAAAACGGAAGACATTAAAATAGATGTCAAAGATGATGTTGATGCATTAGTACAAGGCGAAGAAGGTCTTACTGAAGATTTTAAAGAAAAAGCCTCAACAATTTTCGAAGCTGCAGTTCAAGCAAAAGTTGTTGAAGAAGTTAATTCCAAAATGGAAGAACTTGAAGCTCAACTGAAATCAGACGCAAGTTCCGAATCTGCAGAATTTGCAAAAGAACTTACAGAAAAGGTCGATGGATATCTGACCTATATTGTAGAAGAGTGGATGAAGGAAAATGAATTGGCAATCGAACGCGGTATCCGTACTGAGTTGGTTGAAGATTTCATGTCTGGATTAAAGACTCTTTTCACAGAACATTACATTGATCTTCCAGAAGAAAAAGTTGACATGGTTGATGACTTATTCACAAAAGTCGAAGACCTTGAAGGACAACTTGACGAGGAAATCAATCGTGGAGTAGAACTCCAAAAAGAATTGTCTCAGTTCAAAAAAGACGATGCCCTCAGAGGTGCTACTAAAGATTTGGCCGATACTGAAACGGAAAAAATCTCTAAGTTAGCAGAAGGTATTGAATATGAGAACGAAGAGCAATACATTGAAAAATTAAATGTACTTAAAGAAAGTTATTTTCCTAAATCTGATGCAGTTACCTCAGAGATCACAGAAGCGGATGAAACAATTGAAGTTTCTGATGAACGGACGGAAGAGAAGCTTAATGAAGACATGCAACATTATACATCAGCGATAAAACGTTATAATTCATAATAATTTTTAATTTTTAATATTAACCTATAGGAGAAAATATGTACCTAGCTGAAGACCTTCAAAAGAAGTGGGCTCCGGTGCTTGGACATGAAGATCTCGCCCCGATTAAAGATAATTATCGGAAGGCTGTAACCGCAGTTCTGTTGGAAAACCAAGAGAAAGCAATGCGAGAACAGGCTAATCAAGAAGGCGGAATCTTTGGAAACTTGCAAGAAGCAGCTCACGCAAATAAGACAGGTGGAAATATCGATTATGTCGATCCTGTTCTGATTTCGTTGGTTCGTAGGGCTATGCCTAATCTTATTGCCTATGATGTTTGTGGTGTTCAGCCGATGACAGGTCCAACCGGACTTATCTTCGCGATGAAAGCTCACTATACATCTCAGGCAGGAGTTGAAGGCGGCCATGACGAAGCCAACACTGACTTTTCCGGTATTGCGGGAACACACTCTGCTAACAGTAACCCAGCAGATGCCAGCATGACAACCGGTACTGGTATGACTACCGCCAACGCAGAATTAATTGGTGACGGAAGTACTTCAAATTATGAAAATTTCCCACAGATGGCATTCGCCATTGACAAAGTAACTGTTACTGCTAAGTCACGTGCACTCAAAGCTGAGTACACAATGGAATTGGCACAGGATCTTAAAGCCGTTCACGGTTTGGATGCTGAAACAGAATTGTCAAATATTCTGTCAAGTGAGATCTTGGCTGAAATTAACAGGGAAGTTCTGAGAACCATTTATACCAATGCTAAAACTGGTGCACAACATAACACCACATCCGGTGGAACTTTTGACCTTGATACAGACTCAAACGGACGTTGGTCAGTTGAGAAGTTCAAAGGTTTGATGTTCCAGATTGAACGTGAAGCTAACTTCATTGCAAAAGACACACGGCGTGGAAAAGGAAATATCCTTATCACATCGTCTGATGTAGCTTCTGCTCTGGCAATGGCTGGTCAACTTTCACAACCTGATATGGGTAACAACCTTAATGTTGATGACACAGGTGCCACAATGGTCGGTACTCTGAATGGTCGATTCAAGGTTTATGTTGATCCATATGCACCTTCCGCAGCAACTAACTATTTCACAGTTGGTTACAAAGGATCAAGTGCTTATGATGCTGGTCTGTTCTATTGCCCATACGTTCCATTACAAATGGTTCGTGCGGTCGGTGAGAATTCTTTCCAACCTAAGATCGGATTCAAGACCCGTTACGGTCTGGTTTCTAATCCGTTTGCTAACGATACAAGTTCCGCTAATAACGGAGCTGGTGACGGTTCGCTTACAGCTAACGCTAACCGATACTATCGCCACGTTATTGTTGCCAACCTTATGTAAAACATCTTTTACGAAGGTGGAGATTAAGAGGGGTCACAGATTTGTGACCCCTTTTTTTATGCTTACTAAATATTAGTATAATATGGAGATAGTGAAATGTATGAAGGACCTGATGCTCAAGGTATAGATTCTGTTTTTGTACTAGGAAACGGCCCAAGTAGAAAAAATATTGATCCCACAAAATTAAATGGAACAGTTATAGGATGTAATGCTTGTTATAGAGACTTTACACCTGATGTGATTTGTGCTACTGATGCAGGAATAATAAGCGATATTATTGACTCTGGATATGATGGTAAGTGTTATTTTACACATAATTCATGGAAGCTTCTCCCCGATGCATCATATGTCGCATTAAAGACGGGTAAAGAACGTGAAACATATCGAAGATTTGATGCAAAATATTTTGTATATATTTCTGGACTTGATAGTAATGTAGAAAATCCCCAAAGCTATATTTTCTGGGTTTCTCCAAGTATGGAAGATACAATAAAAAATATAGGTAAAGAAGTTTATGGGTGGTCAACAGGAACTTCCGCATTACATATTGCATGTAGAGATTATACTTGGGATGATTATGAA